GGGGGAATTTAGGGGCCGTGTGATCAGCGGTGTTCAATGATAGTAGGAGAGGGATAGTTGACTGTGGGTAACCAATCCCACTGGGCATCACACATGTTTCACAACATGAGCCATTTTGGCCCAAGCGACCTGGGCGCTTGTGGCAAAAGCACGGAATTCTGGGGTGGTCACCCGGACAGTGGGGAAACCTGCTGGGCTACAGACCAATTTCGGTGGGGAGTGCGGTTTCGGCCGTGTTTTCCTACCAACCACTTCGACATGCTTGGGGTTAACCAGCCAGCTCAGCCTGCGCCCAAAAGAACTTGCTCAAATGAAGGTCTTGGTGACTCCCGCACCAATTTCATTATGGATTATGAAATCCAAAGCAAGTTCACTGTTGGGGATATTGAGCCATGGATGTGGAACCAAGCAAGGAAACGCCGAGGTTTCTGGGAGATCACCATACCACTGCGAACAGGCTTTCGGGCCAGCTGTGCAGCTTGGGTCACTGGTGAGGAAGAAATCTGGCTGGTGAGTGTGCGCCTTACGCAGAAGGAGTACTCTCATCTCGATAAAGTGGTAAGCAATCAACTCTTCAGTGGGTCAAAGGACAAGATCTACAGGACCATAGTGTACCAGAGGGCACTTCAGCTCTGGCCAAGTGGCTCAGTCGATGACGTCACTATGAGAACGCTAGGTCCGTGGGCAGTCGCATATTACAAGTGTCAACAGGGCAAGTTTAGTGACAAGAGCTGCCACGCTATGTGGAAACTCTTGGCACGTTTGCACCCGCGATTCCGTCCTAATTTGTTCAAAGCTAATTTGGACCCCACTGGAGACGAAGATGCTACCGACCCGGTACCGCAGGAGGGCGATTCGCCCAATCCTAGCGGCGCGCCGGCACCGACCAGGACACCCACAGACGAACAACTTGCGATAACTGATGCTCCAAGGAATGACCTCGGGTACCAAGCAGCTGGTACTGATTACGTCAACACACACCCTGGTGGGGGTGTAGATGCCGAGGACTCAGAAATTCGCGCGTCAGCCGTTGGTCGCTTGGTTATTAAGCCTTGTGGGGTTGGGGTTGTTGGCCAATCAACTATTGACGAAAACAAGAAGCAAATTGTTGGAGTCATATCCCAGCCTATTTCGGTTGAGCCTAATGTTTACGCTCAAGAACTCGCTAATGCGATCAAGGCTATAGAAGAGAGGATTAACAAGAAACAGCGACCATATGCCGGGACGAAGGAAGATGAGACAAAGATCAAGAGATTTGTTTACAGCTCCATACACGGCACAAAACACGCCCCTTTCTCGGCGAGGAAAGTACAAGACAAATTGTACAAACTCGTTTTCGACGAGATAAAGTCGAAGAAATGGACAGATTCACGACTCAATGATGCTATTGAGAAGTTGTGCCGTGAGATAGAGCCGAGCTTCAAACTCAAAGGAGCTGTGAAGCTCGAACCCATGCCAGAAGGTCAAGATGAAGATGGCAATCCAACAGCCAAAGCCCCTAGACTACTAATTGCTGATGAAGATGTGGGGCAGGTGATGGCATTGATGACCATCTATTGCATGGAATCATTGATCAAAGAACATTTTCCAGAGAAGGGCATAAAAGGCATGGCGAAACGAGACGCGATAAAGAGAGTCATGAAGGCCTGCCGAGTACCGAGGAAACAAGCGAAGCAACTAGTCACGGTCTTTGAGGGGGATGGCAGCGCGTGGGACACCACGTGCAGCGCGAGCATTCGCGGCTTGGTGGAAAACCCAGTCATCAACCACATTGCTAGCTACGTCAACGCGTTCTTGTACACTGCGCCGACTTCTTGGCAAACTGCGCACTGTGATTTGTGTGCGCTCGACGAGCTTAAAGTGAGTTACACAAAGAACAAGGAGTTTAAGCAGATAGTGATTAAGGCCATACGGCGTAGTGGACACAGGGGAACGTCGTGTTTGAATTGGTGGATAAATTTCACCTGTTGGCATTGTGCCATCTTCGAGGAACCTTGGCATTTCCTAGCCCCAACTCATAGGTATGGAGTCGACGTGACGAATGCGAACCGCTGGTTAAACAGCGCGTTTGAAGGAGATGATTCCTTCTTGGTCACGTCGCCCAAAATCGAACCTGGGAAGGAATTGCATACAAGGATCCTGCAGTTCTGGGAGAGGATTGGCTTCAACATGAAGATAGAACTGCGGAAGGAAAGGGCACTGTTCGTTGGTTATTACATGGCCCTGGATGAGTCAGGGCCAAAGTTTGATGAGGCCAAGGACAAGTGGTACATGACACCGGAGATAGACCGATGCTTTTCCAGAGCAGGGACAAGCTGCTCACCCTCAATGATTGAGGCTTTTAAAGCCGGCGACCGGACAAAGTTAAGGAGGTTGGCGGGGTCCGCTGCATTATCGCGGGCTTATGAGTTTGCCGGACTCATACCTACCGTCTCAAACAAGTTCCTCAAATATGCGATCGAGTGCGATTTTGAGATGACGCACGATCTGAAGATGAGGACGAACGAGGAGTTCGACGACAAAGGGGAACTTGTTGAGCACATTCTCGCATTGAACGGCAAACAAGATAGCGAGAGTGATATTTTGCTCGCTACGGGCTTCTGGGCAAGCGACTCAGAGCTCAATAAGTTCGTCGACCTATTGTGGGATTACGACCTTTTGATGGACTGGGAGCGTTTCAGGGATTCGCTCCCAGAGTCCTGGCGGGCGTAGCGCGGGGTAAACCCAGTTTCACCCGATGCTGTATGCTAATTCAACTTGACATTTTGTCAGTTGGTAAGCCCCGGGACCACAGGAGGAAATGCCTGTGGTGAGAGAGGGAAGGCAACTATGCAATACCAGGCAATTGCCACTGCCTGTCCGGAGTTGCCCGGGCGTAGGTGGAGTCCGCCCGTTGACTGAGGCTTATTCTTCAACACTCACGCGCCCTCGTGAGTGGCGAGCCTGCTGGCACTGATTGCACAAGAAGACACCGGAGTGCCTGAGGTGAAGGCCGTGGGAGAGGGGGATTTAGTCACCTCCTTAGTTTGGCCGACTTTAACTCCTACTGAACGGGGGCTAGGCTCCTTGGCACACTGTTTGTGTGGCAAAACTGGCTACCGACCAGCGATGGGCGGATAGTTGGAACCCCCGAATGAAGTGGTTACGATGCGACCTGGCGCGAATGTATCAATCCAGGGCTGTCCTTAGGACACTACTATTTTCCCCTTCACACCGCTGTGTTGAGCTAGGGCTGGGTCATTTTGTCCTGGCCGGGCGGGGTCAACTCCCGTAAGTCCAGCAGCGTGAACGCTGCCTAGTGCTGAGTGATTTCTAATACAACACAAGTGTGATGTTCCCCTAGCTTGAGGGGGGAATTTAGGGGCCGTGTGATCAGCGGTGTTCAATGATAGTAGGAGAGGGATAGTTGACTGTGGGTAACCAATCCCACTGGGCATCACACATGTTTCACAACATGAGCCATTTTGGCCCA